AAAATCCCTGCCATTGTGTATAAATATGTAGGTAAAAAGAAACCCTCCAGATTTGGAGGGTCTGTCCTTGAATCCTATTCAAAGAGGGGTTAGTAGTCTAGTTTTACTTTTACTAAAGCTTCACGATTAAACGTTTTTAGCAATGGTTGACTTAATTTAGCTACTGCTAATAGTCGGTTATTGCCATCGTACATTCCAATCGTAGTGAGGTATACGCTTGGATTTCTTACCATATCTGAGTATCTAAATCCTCCTGTGCTTCCTGTTACGAATGTTGGGTTATTGCTGAAGTTAAATTCTTTGTTTGTGATTCTAACAAAGAAGTGTGTTGATGTTACCTTTTCCTCACTTCTTGCTGCAAAGTAAGCTGATGCACTTATACGTGAGAATAGGCTAACTCCGTTTTTAATAGCATTTGATGTTGCTGCTGAGTTCCACTCTAATGTGCTCATTCCTAACGATGATGAAAGGAGAGAAGCGTTGAATACCAGTACTCCTGCATCTGGGTAGAATAGTCCGTATACAGCACCACCTACTTGAACTCCTCCTGATCCTGATACGATATTGAATACACGACCTGCTTGGTTTACTGTTGGGTTTGTGTTTGCACCACTATCATCAATAAAGCTTATGAAGCTTCTTGTTGCAAAGGATGCTGTTCCCGAGCTACTGCTACCAATTCTTAATTCCCAGTTACCTGGATCGATTTTTTGCTTGAAGCGTGATCTAGCTATGTTAATGACAAATATGTCGTTAGGTGTTTGCGTTGATCCGCTAAAGCTAAATGCGGTATCGGTTGGTGGTAACAATAAGTTACGGTACTGGCTATAGATAGCTCTTGTTGGCGTATCGTTTACATTCTGTCCAGTTGTGTTGGTATCTCCTACCGATCCACTTCCCACTCTATTACCATATGCTACAGCAAATTGAATTGCTGCATTGGTATCTGATTCTGGATTTCTATGGTATACGTTTGTGTAGTACGCTCCACTCTGAGATACTTGTGCTGATGACGTAAAAAATCCTACGTTTGGATATGCGCTTGATTGTGATAACGGATTTACGTTCTCTGACCAAAGCGGTTGACTGATTGTTTGGATATCGCCTACAATGACGTCGTCTGGTCCAAAGTTTTTATATATAGTAGCCATTTGTAATTATTTCTCTTTTTTATCTAGATTGTGGAGTTACTTCTGTAATTAACATTAAGTTTTGAGTAACGGATACTGAGATTGTTTTGAATCCACCAGTTTCGTTACCAATGATAGTTAACAATGCTGTTGCTGCAGAGTCACGCATTACTGGTCTTACTACAAACTTTTTACCTACTCTAACAATAGACTTACCTGCTGTGGTAATTCCTGTTGCTTCATCATCTAAGAAGCTTGTTACCGATGTTGCTGCATTTGCTGCTGCATTTGCTCCTGTTGACATTACATTACCATCAGCAGCTACTTCTATTGTAGCTACGGTATCATCAGATAGTACGCATGTGTAGCCTAAAGATCCGTTTCCACCAGAGAAGTTTAGTGTTGCTGGTGTTATTGTTGATGATTGGTTGATTGAGCTAAATGCAATTGAGCTTACATCAACAGAAATTACTGGGATGCCTAGAATATCTTTTGGTAGAGTTACTAGTTTGTAGCGTAGCATTTGTGTTTCGTCCGGCAATGCTTCTACTACCGGCATGTTTTCAATAATAGCTCCATAGTAGTTAGAGCCTAAGGTGTGTGTTGGATTCCATAAATCATAATCTACTTCATCGTCTGATAAAGCAAATTTAGTAATGTTAAGTTGTCCTCCAGCGGCTAGAACTTGTCTACCCTTGTTTGTTAGAATTGCATCTACTGTGACTGTTGAGTTATCTAAATATCCCATTTGGTTTTATTTGTTTTATATAAATATGTCGGTTATCTGAAATTAAAGGTTCCATTTGCATTTGGATCAACTGCAATCTCCACTCCAGGTCCTTCTATAATAGATATCACCGGTCCTCCGTCAATCGTATCTGAGCTGTCTTGATTCCAATCGTTGCTTGTTAGTTTTGATCCGTCGTATTTTTGATTTCGCTGTCCGTATGATGCATTATCACCACAATGATAGTCTTGTACTTGTGCATATTTGTAAGCTGTTACTACAAGATTGTCGAGGAACATTGAAGCAGCAGCCATTCCGCTTTGTGATATAATAAAATCTATACGTAAGTCATTTCCATCAGGTACAACTAAGTTATTTGACACGAGAGTCGTTACACCACTGCCGGTTCGTATAGTTAGGTTTTGCGTTGCTGATTGGTTTCCATACCAAATACTAGCAGTGACTACTGTAAATACGTTTGTAGTGGCACTCAGCGATATGCTGTAATAGTCTGGTTTGTGGTATGCGTTAGGTTCTAGTATGGTGAATATCACTGATCCAGTACCTACAGCTCCTACAGGAATAGCGTATTGTAACCAATCATTGCTTGCGAATACCGACCATGTTGCGTTTGTCACAGAGCTTGACACTCTATACACCATATTACGACTGAACGAATCTCTATTGTAATAATCGGTACCTGGTGCATTTGATCCTGTGTATGTAAAGGTTGCATTTGCTGTAAAAGATCCGCTGCCATTTAACACGTCATAAGAAAAAGGTCTTTCTGTTGATAATGCTTGCTCTGATCTTCTGTTATCATATACTTGAATCCCAATTGGATCCCATTGATCTCTTGAATTAGCTCTATCGTATGCCCAATCTGATTGTCCTGAGCCAGTTTTGTACCAAGTGTAAAAATCGTACTGCGATCCTAAAATCTTTTCACGACCATATGAAGTGTAATCTGCATCTACTGTTCCGTACAGCGAGTCTGCCTGCACCAACTGCTCGTTAATTTCTTTATTGTTGTATTCGTTTTGGAATCCTGCTAGAGTTACTGTGACTTCTGTACTTAGATTAACGCTCGTTTGATCAGGATAGTCTCCTACTAGCGTTACATATGGTCTGACTATCTCCCCATCCCAACAATAATTAGCCTGTCCTCCACCAGCAGCATCTTGGACTTCTCCGCCTGGTGTTTGTGTTTGATCTGGTATGTCTATTGTTGTTTCATGTGTTTCGTCTGACCAAGTTGGTTTTTTATAACCGATTTTAGGTCTATGTAGTATGTGTGGTTCAATTACTAAACCAGTTTGTAAGTTGGCTCTGTGTGGAACAAACTTTTTAACAAGATTAAATAATGCTCCATCAAAATTAGAAATCAGTCTAATGTAGGTTGCGCTATCAAACTTTGGAGATGTCGTTCCAAAGCTTGCCGATGAGTTCCATCCATACTTTTTAAAATACTCTCTCTGCACCTGCTCTAAGTCATCGTATGACGAACTATAAATGCTTCCATATCCTCCTATGTAATCATCCAAGTGCAAGCCACCAAACTGCTCAGCAATATCTTCGTTTACCTGATCGGTCGTTGAGAAGTAGATTCCTAATCTCGGACTGTCTGTTGGCTGTGTGTCTTGTAAAGACTTTTCGGTCATTCGATTCCAGAATAACTCTGTGCTTGGAGCAAATTGCTCATCAACCCTTATCTTATTACTGGTTTGCCTATTACCACCAAGGTCTGGCCATGGCATAAAGTTTGCCTCTACTACTGGTGTCCAATACGACGATGTAGTCGTTGGAAAATTTACAAACGTAGTTGGCTTAGTCCATAGCGTTTTCTGATTAGGTTGTGATCCAGATAAGCTTGTTGTGACGTATAGATTTATTTTTTTATTATCCGTTCCTAAAGTTAATCGGTACTTCAAATCGTTGTAGCTACTTGTTGCCCCAGTCCAAGATCGATTTTCGTAGTTTGGTCCAACTATTGTTGTTGGGCTTATGATATGTGCATAAAAAGGACTTGATTGTAGATTGCTTCCTGATGTCTCGCATAAAGAACTTCCTGTTGTGAAGCCGTTTGTTACACTTGTAGTTCCCCAAAATCTTAACTCTTGAACACTACCACTAAAGCTAGATGTCACGTTGGTAAAACCACCTTTACTGCTACTACCAATTGTAACTCTATGTGCGTAGTTAGACCACCACGACTGATCGGGGCTAATACTTCCGCTATATGCCCAACTTGAACTATATATTAGTGGAGTTTCACTGTAGTTTGCTTTCTTCCCAACAAACATTGTATACGATCCGGTTGGAGTAGATGCCCCACTACCAGTTCTACTAACATATAAATTGGTCCAGGTACCATCAAATAACGCTGTTGAATTGCT